ACGAAAAGTATTGAGATTTCTTGTTGACAGTCCTTCAACAACTGAAATAATTATGGTTACTTATACGGCAATTCATACATTATCCGATGCCATTGATACGTTGCCAGCTCATGATTACGATGCAGTTGTTAATATAGCAGCTTCATTATGCGCATCTGAGATAGCCTCTGAATTGGCGAAACAATCAGATCCAAGTATAATGGGAGATGTGATTGATCATTTAGATAAGTCTCGGCGATGGTCAGAAATTGCTAAGGAATATGAAGAGAAATATATGGATCAGCTCGGAATTACAGAAGAAAGCGGAGTTGTTGGTGCAAGTGCAGAAAGTGAACAGGATGCAGTCTATGCATGGGGCACTGATAGACTTTTTCACCCACGGAGATGGTATTAATGCGTATTAAAGTAGATACTGATTTTACAGGATTAATAGCTAAAGGCAAACATAAAAATTTAATAAATAAAGAATTGTTAGCAACAATGGATTTGGCAACAAATGAAGGTGAAAAAGAAATAGTATTAAAAATTAAAGAAAAAAATCTTGTTGGAGTCACTAGACATTTAGTTGATGGAATTAGGGGAAAAGTAATAAGTAATATTTATGGTCGTGTGGGAATTGAGGGGCCAGCAAGTGTTTATGGAGAAGTAATGGAAAAAGGACGGCATAAAGGATCGAGAATGCCTCCCCCAGATGCTCTGGAAAGATGGATATATTTAAAAGTGGGAAAATCTAAACCTGAAGCAAAACAATTGAAGTTCGCTTATGCGAAATCAATTAGTAAAAAAGGAATTAAAGGACGGCATTATTTTAAAGAAGCAACCAAAATTCTAAAACCTAAATTGAATTCACTATTTGACAATTTAAAATTAAGATTAGAAAAAAAATTAAGTGATAATTAAAAAGTATACGTAATATTTTCAGATTTTTATATTTCTCTGGTAAATTTCCAGATGGCATAATAAATATATTATCATAATGTAATTTTAATTTTGATATAATTGGCCAATTACCTATGATTTCGCCTTGATTGTCAGTATCATAGGATTCACCTAAATGATAACCATAGATATCAAATTCTAAATTACCATTTTTAGGTATAGAATCAAAAGTCCTTGAAGCAATATCAATTAATTTATGACTATTCTTTTTTAGAGTATTATCAATGATGGCGCCAAATTTTTTATAATAATACAAATTAGTATTTTTAATTTTATAACCAATAATCAATCTGATTTTAAATTTATCGTCATTGATAGTAAAAATATCAATATCATTTAATGTTAAAGTCATTTTATCTCCTTATGAGGTATAGAATAATATAGTAACATTTAACCATAAAATCAAGTAAAAAATGTCGTATACAACTATATTAGCAGCTCTTAAAACTCTTTTAGATGCTGTAACAGGTATCGGGAAAACTTATGATCATTTTAAATGGGCAACTGATATAACAACACAGAAGACTCTATTTACAACAGCAGGTGGTATTTTTCATACATGGTTTTTGACAAGATCATCCTGTCCAGTCGAACCATACACAAATAAACAAGAAAATAGAAAGCAAGTTTTCGATTTATGGGGATATTATGCTGTTGATGTATCAGCAGAATCTGAAAAGACATTTCAAGCTTTATGTGATACGATTTTAGATAAATTTAATGATATTGATAATAAAGGAATTTCAGCAACTGTTAGGGCTATTGATTCAATGCAAATATTAGAGGTGACGTACGTAGAATGGTGTAATGTACTATGCCATCGTGCACAAATGCAAATAACAATCGAAGAAGAAATCGATGTAACATAAATAAAGGATCGGGCATGATTCCACGCTTAAATTTAGGATGTGGTTTCAATTATCTTGAGGATTATTGGAACATCGACATTGATGATAAACAATTTAAAATAGATCAGAAAATCGATCTTGAAATGGCAACCTTGCCTTATAAAGATAACTCAATAGAGATAATTAGAGCTTGTCATATTTTAGAACATATTAATAATTTTATACCTTTAATGAAGGAAATATGGCGAGTACTCAAAATAGGTGGTGTTCTTTATATACGAGTTCCAAATGCTAATTGCCGGGCAGCCTATGCCGATCCTACACATGTAAGATTTTTTGTACCTGAATCTTTTCATCTGTGGACTGATAATCGTCCCGGGGGTGCTGATACTGGTAATATTGGTCACTTATTTGAATTAGGATGGATTGAGCTTTTAGTACATGATCGCGGTAAATATGATCTTGGAAATATAGGATCGTGGTTTACTGAAATTGAATGTGAGTTAATAAAACAGGATCGGGTAAAAAATGAGAAAAAATAAACTTTGGTATTATAGGGCGAAAATATATATATTCATAAAACATCTTATGGGCATTAAAGAACTTTCAAAAATTCCAAAATGGTTTTTACCCATACGTTCTATATTAAAACCAAAAGATTAAATTATTTAGATCGGGCTAAAAATGAAAAAGAAAGCATTAATATTTAGGGCTTCACCTGCAATGGGGGATATGATTTTTATATCATTTGTTCCGAGGCAACTAAAAGAACGTGGTTATAAACAAGTGAATTTAGCAAATTGGGATAGTAATAAATTCGTATTTGAAAATAACCCTTACGTTGATAATATAATAAGTTTAGATGAAATCAAAGAAGACTTTGAAAAACAAAAAGCGATGTGGGAAAAAGAATATGATTTATTTGATCTCAGATTTACTGTTGAATATAATTATCTTGAAAAATCACATCAAGTTGAATATACAATTGAGGAACGGCGCAAACGTGCCGATGGAAAAAATTACTATTTAGATGCTCTTTCAAAATACAAACTTAGTGGAAAAAAAGGTGAATTATATTTATCAGATCGAGAAAAACTTGAAATTGATAAATATACTTTACAGGATCGAAGACGTATTTTATGGCAACCGTTAGGTGGCGGTCGAAATAAAAAAATTATTTATATGAATGCTTATATAAATGAAATTGCAAAGAAAATGCCAGAAATCGAGCATTGGATTTGTGGAACTGCGGAACAGCAAACTCCTATACGGATAAAGAATGATAAAGTCATTATTAAAGATATGCGGGGAGTATGGACTCCACGGCAAACGCTCTATATGACTAAAATTTTTGATTTAACAATAAGTCCTGAATCTTTTGTTGCTAATATTGCAGGTGCTTTTGATATACCTAATATGATATTTTTCAGTCATAGTAAACCTGAAAATTTATCCAAGTTTTTTAAAAAAAGTTATTCTGTAATACCAACTTGTCAATGTTCACCTTGTTATTTATTAATAACTGATTTCAGACGCTGTATTAATCTAAAACAACGTGCTTATGCAAGAAAGCAAGAAGAATTTTGCTTATATCGAGATGCAAAAAATATCTATCGAGGAATTGGTTTCCGGTGCTGCATTGATGTTGATCATGAAAGTATTGTTAAAAAAATATTGGGAATAATGAGAAAAATTTCATTGGGAATAATGAAAAGCTAAACTGATTAACGAAAAGGAGATCCTTTTGGCTGTAATATAACATATACAAAATAAGGGATATTATGGCAAACTTTGTAATGATATTTCGATATGCCGGCGCGCCTGGTTTATACGCTTTATATGATGATATGTCAACAGCGAGCGTTGGAATTGATGGAAGCCGTTATATTGCAGTTGATCAAGAAAATGGCTGGTTTTACATAAAAACTGGTTCCTCACCTAGTATTAAACTAGAAAAACGTTCTATCTCAACCTCTTTTACTCTTTTAGCGGAACATTCAGCAGGAAGCAATAACTATATACCTGTTTTTGCCGATTATGATGGCAGGCTTTATACTTTTAGTTACGATGGTAATAAAATTCAGTGTTGGAATACCGATTTAACATTAAATTTTGAATGGACACTAAAAGTAGGAAATCCCTTAAATGATCAAATTAGAGGAATGGCAGCAACATGGGATTTAGAATATTTTTATTTAATTTACAACGATTCTGCTGGCAGAGTAGCTAAATATCATCGTGACAATGTTGATGGGGGTGATCCAGAATGGGATGTCGAAGCAGCTAATAGACAATATTGCTACACAGATGATGATGACAAAGTTATTGCAAATTTTTGCGGAGCTTTTTCAAATTTTGGTTGTATTCTATATAATGATATTGATGGCTCAGAGGATTTTGAAGTTAAAGGAAGTTGCTATGGATGTTATAGTCTGGAGCGCGAATGTTATTATTTGCCTGGCAAAGGAACTTCTTATGAGAGGGAATGGACGCAATATAATAAAAACGGGACCCGAGTAGGGTATACTGAGGATACGGACAATAGCTTTGCATTAAGCTATTGTTGTTGTATCGATATTGACGGATATAATTTATATGCGGGCACTTATATGTCCGCTCCATTTAATGCTCAATACATCAAGAAAATATCAATTATATCTGATTGGGGAGTAGACGAATCGTTTGCGGATTCTGTAAGCATGGGAAGTAATAATCATGAATTTGCAGGTGATCCGACCGGATATATAAACCTAAAAATAAGAGAGGCTAAAGGTATGAGTAGCGGAATATCACAAAAAGTATTTTTCGGAATAAAAAAGGGTACCACATGGGGAACTGCTGTTCAATTGACAGCGAAATGTGGTATTAAAGCAAAAGCCGTTGGTCCCTTGAATCTTCAACAAGAAGTTATTCAGGACGAATCGATTGGTATGGAATGGCCAGAACGCTGGGATTTAGGACGTATTAATCAAGAACTTACCTTTGAGGGTGATCTCAGATATGAAAACAAACAATGGATGCATATTGCTCAAGTAATAGGCGACGATGCTGGAACGGTTGCGAGTTCTATTTATACACACATAATGGATATTCAAGATAGTGAAGCTGGTTTTTATTGTGCTGCTGCATTAATAGACGATCAAGTATATGAATGGGAATCTGTAAAAGCAGTTAGTTTCGATTTAACAACAGGTGCAGATGGTTTCATGCAATTTAGTTGCACTGGCATAGCGAATAATATGAATATAGCAGGAGATGGAACTAATACTGCAACTACAATTGGTACGACTGCTGATTATGAAACGGAAGGTAATAAAATACCCTTCGATCAAGCAAGAGTTAGAATAAATGCCCAGGCAGGAGCTGCATTAGGTACGGGTGATATCGTCTATCCTTCCGCAATTACATTACACATGAGTAGACCTTATGAGAGAGATTTTGTGGCTGATAATGCAGTTACAAATACTAAAGAATGGGAGACAAGCGAACCAGTCGAATCAGGTTTGCGGAATGATGTGATTTTAACTTTAGAATTTCCAGAACTGACAACTGATGACTATCTTGAAAATTTTCAGGACGCAGCAGCAAAAAAGGCAGATATTATATTTACAAGTGTGGCAAGTACAAGATCACTAACAATTGAATTTCCTAATCTAGCGCCACTACAACCAGATGTTAGTCTAAGTGGCGTTGGACGAATCCCACAGGTTATTTCTTATCAGTGTTTGGCTGTGGCTTCTGGTACAGGACCAACTGGAATGACTGCTGTAAGTAAACCTTTTAGAATGACATTGTTAAATACAGCAGGTTCAACGCAGTATGACGACGAAAGTGCAATAACTTAATAATTTGCTAGAAATAATACTATATTTTATAAATTTTACACAAGGATCGGACTATGTTTGATATTAAAAATCCCAAGACATTAAAATGGTTTGAATTTAGTGAAGATGAATCTTATCTATTAAGACCGCTTAGCGAAAAAGAATTAAATGAATTTGTAGAAGTTCAAAGCAAATATGAGGAACT